CTGTTAAATTATCAATGGTGACAATAAACTTTGCGTTCTCCGTATCCAACCTGTCTACCTCTGCTTTCAAAGCATCAATTTCAGGATTAGGTTTTCCATAGGCTTCGATGTAATCAATCTCGGCCTGCGTTTCGGGTTCGTAAATGGTTTTCTTTATCATAATTTATGCTGCTACTGGTGGATAATCATAGTATTGAACAACGTTAGTACAGTCTGTAATCGTGCCTCCAAAGGTACAAATGCTTCTTCCTCCACTTGCGTCTATATCCCTGAATGAGGCATTTGTGTTACACAAACAACTTCCATTATTAACTAAAGTAAATTTTGCTGGTACCGTTAAACTGGATGACGCAAATAGTATCGAATTAGCAATCGTAACATCTTTAACTCTAAATTCTCCATAGATAAAATATTCAACATCTTCTTCAAACACTAATGTATAAGTTGATACTGTAGAAGGATGATAAAGTATGTTAACATTAAATCCATGTGTTCCGGTAAAAATGTGATTTCCACCATTTAAACTTAACGTTCCGCTTACATTGAATAATGAATTAATCGTGTATGTCTGGGCAGTATTAGCAAGCACAACATTATTCCACGTCATGCCGTCTGTATCCAGAGTGACTGATCCAGTCGCCATATTTAACGTTGATCCGGTAGTGGTTATGGTTCCTGATGAATAGTGTAGTCCACCCGAACCATAAAAATAAACATTACCGCTAACAGTTACATTTCCGGCAAAAGTTAGCTTCATACCTATTTCAGCATTACTAGCAGAAGATGACCATGTTCCGCCTGTTAATATAAGTTCTGATGTTCCTGTTATATCTGAGTTGTTTGATTGGGAAATACCATTACATGATATTGATTCAGATGTTGTTTTATTAATTGCTGTTTCTATGTTAGTGGAGTAAACCAAAGCACCACCTACAACAAAATCACCAACAAGCGTAATTGTTTTATCCGCAGTTTGCATGTTGATATTATTTGGCCATGTCTTACCACCACTGGTAATAGTTATTGTTGGTGTGCTAAGTGTTATTGCTGACGACCCTGCTATTGTAAACCCACTGTGCATAGTCCATACAGCACCACCTATTGTTAATACAGCATTATGCGTTATTGTGGACGTATACCCAGCATCAATCTGAAGCCTGGATATTGTTATTGTAGCTGATATTGTTGAGTTACTATTACCGTTTCCATCAAAGAATACATAATCCGATGAACCTGGTACACTCGCACCCGCTGCCCCTCCACTGGTAGCAGCCCAATTGGTTGTTCCGCTGCCTGTCTGATTCCAGTTATTATTTGTAGGATGTCCACCAACCCAATATCTATCTGCCATTATGCTGCACTTGTTTTAAGGTCATAAAAACTGTTGATATACTCACAATCAGTAACCGTTCCGTTAAATGTTCTCAATGGTCTACCTCCGCTTGCGTCTATGCGTGTGAAAGAACAATTGAGTCTGATTTCTGCTCCATAGCTAACGGTAAGGATAGCTTTATTTGAAGCATGGGAAGAAGTGATAAGAACATTACTTCCTACACGAGAAGTGTACGAATAAAATTTACCAGTTACTGTGTAAGTAATGCTGTCTTGTAGCGTTATCGTAATTGCTGCCGTAGTTGTATACAAATCAGTGCAATTGAATCCAAAAGAACCGGTGAAAACTGTATTTACCAATATATTAAGTGTAGTAGCTAAAAGATCAGAAGTCAAAGTAATTGTACTTGCAGCAGTCACACTTAACTCATTAATAGTCATACCGTCAAGATCAAGTGTGCAATTACCACGTATAACTAGCTGAGACGATGTCTGGGTAATTGTGCCTGACACATATTTTAATGTTCCAGAGTTATACTTAGGTGGATTAACTGATGCAAAGGTTATATTTCCATTTAGATCAAGATCATTTGCTATACCATTAGCGTTTGATCCTGACCACGTGCCACCAGTCATTATTATCTTAGCCGTTCCCGCGAAACCTCCATTAGCTACTAAATCAGAAGTTACGGTAACTGTTTCGGATGCAGTCTTGTTTATAGTTGCAAGATTGGCTGTTGATCGTAGTTCGCCTGAAATAGAAATACTACCGCCATTAAGAGTAATAACGAGACTAGCTTTATTTAAATTTAAAGTGGCACATACTGCTGCTGCGGAAACGGTTACAGTAGCAGGACTATTACTATCGAATATAGTAGCATCACTTGAAGATGGTTCTGCTGAACCATTAGAAGCTCCTCCACTTGTAGAAGACCAGCTTCCAATGTTACTCCAATTTAAACCCGCTGACCCTATGCGATAATAGTTAGCCATATTAAATTATAATCCACCCAAATACTCCGGGTTCCCATACGTTATTATCATATTGAGATTCCCAGTTATTCTTATTATGATTAACCCTGTCTTTTAACTTATATGCATCCTGTGTGCCTAATGGTTGCTTCCATGCAGGATACAGTTCACCCTCAACAGGTATAGGTTTTTCAACATACAGAGCAGGAACTTTTGACGGCTCCCATCCTACTTGCGTCTTGTGATCCTGCACAACGACATAGCGTTTATCTGCTTCAAGTCTGACCATTCCTATCTTAACATCTTCATCTGCTTTCCAAGGCCTCTCATTGTCAGATAGAATAAAATCTTTTACAGGCTCATAGCGTGCTGCCTGTAATGCTGCTGAATCATTTGGTTCATTGGCAATAGCTACATTACGTTCATGTAAGAATACCATATTATCCCATTCAGCCATAGATTTACTAATGAGATAACTCCACTTCTGCTGATCTACTGAATCCGTACTTTCGGGATCAGGAGTCCAGCCTAACCCACTGATGGCTTCAAGTATCCTTGTTGCCTGAGCATCTAATATTTCAAATTGAATGATCATTTTCTTTCTTTATCTACCAAACGACAGGTGAGTGTATGTCCATCTTTCATCATAAAGAATACCTCTTTCGATGAGCTACGCGGTACAGATGGTAAGTTGCTTACATCAATTTTGTGGGGGTACTTAAACTTTTGTGCCATGATTTTTTTGTTTAAATTATGATTCTATTAATCCTTTAGTTCCTTCAACTTCTTCTTTCACTTCTGGTTTAAACTTCGCCTTACCTTTGCAACCGGGAACTCCGCACTGTATTGTAATTCCTTTTTCTGCTTTAATATTTGCATTAAGTAACATCTTTGGAATGTTAATCCTATGCTTTGCTGTGTTACAGAATAGGGGTTTAGGATACATATAACTGAATCTTTATTTTAGTTGCATTTGCACAAGCTGTTACTTTAAAGGCTAACATGTCGTCAGCGGTTATTGATGTTGTCCAACCGGTTAGCGTTGTAGACTTCAATGCATTTCCTGTGGCTAGTGCCGGCAACGCTGATGCCGCTATTGACGCGGTTGGTAGTGTTGTACCTGTCGCTATCTTAAAAACATCTATTGTGCAGGTTGGTGAACTTCCTTCTGCGATAATAGACCAGCCATCAATCGTACCTGCCGCTTTCGCTCTTACATATACAATAGAATCGACTAGTACTACGGCCCCCATCCCATCAAAAGAACCATCTAATTCTACTCCACCCCCGGAAGATCCTCCCGCTAATGGAGTACCATCAGCCCGCATGTATCCGATACACTTCCAATTCCCACTTCCTAGCGAAAGCATCTCGGCCACATCTCCCGCAGCCGTGGTAATATTTGCCCCGGTAGGAAGGATTAAAGAAGTAGCGTTGTGGGTGAGTGTAAGTGAGGCCGCAAAAGTTAACGTTCTTTTCCCTCCCGCCTGAACTGTTCCAAGTGCGGTTATTGTTGTTGTTCCCGTTATGGTAACGCTGTTTCCGGTAGCTGCCCCTATGTCTGTTGTTGTTGCGCTGGCAATGTCTGATCCCTGTGCAAGGTTTAATACAACTCCTGAAAAATTAAAGGCGGAAGCGGCATAAGTGCTTATCAGGCTTGCTATCCCAGTTAAGGCATTAAGCGCAAATTTGATAATACCGACTGATTCATACGCACCCATCTCAACACCCATATCACCAGAACTATCATAATCTCCTGGATATGTATACCCGCCTCTATCTACAACAGAATCGTACACATCCATATTGATAATGCCCGCATCCATCTCAAATGAATGAAGCCTATCCCCTACTTCAACATACGCATCCCATGCAGAAAGAGAAGTAGTGCCCCCAAATACAACCGGCTGCGCTCCGTCAATAGCAACAGGGGCAGATAGTGTACCACCTAAGTCTGCCGCAGTACTGTTGGCTGTGGTGCCGTTGCCATTTGTTAATGTAAAACCCCCTCCACCACTTCCAACGATTAGAAAACCACCATTTGCAGTATCTAACGAGGCATCATAAACAACAAGGTAAATGGTATTTATAACAATATCCCCTGTGCCGGCCTGAGTCGTTGGAGTTGTGTACCATTTTTTAGCACCAATAGCATTCAAATTTAATGTCGCTGATCCTGTACTTGTGGCGTGTGCTTTTATCTGAAATAAATATCCAGTTGTGTAGGCTGTTATCGTTGGATTAGTGGTTCCGGTGTATGCCGTTGTACTTGTCGCAGTGGTAAATTGAGCCAACGTGGAGTAACGAAATTCATCATAAAGTGCATTTACAGAAGCCTTTACTTCGTTCATGTTTGCAGCTGTAACCTTGTTTATCTCAGCTACTCCGCTTGTATTTAAAGTTACCTTATTGGTATATGCTATCTTTGCCATTATATTTCAAAATCTAAAGTGTAATCCAGTGCCAACTCCTCTGGAGGGCTTTCACCATCATCCCCGGTTTTAGTTTCCTCCATTTCAAAATCATAAATACCTCTTAAGTCATTAAAACTAAACCTTGTAAATCTATATCTCACGTTATCGCGCTGATCTTCTAATGAATTAATATATCCTATTTGAATATCAGCTAATCCACTCCCGTTTAATAACCGTAAACTCTGCGACCCTTGAGAAACTAAATGCCCCAAGTATATGTCCAACAAAAGCCTTTCCTCAGTTACGCCTAATCTCCCCCATCGGCTTGTCTTTGTGCCATCCGAAAGCATAAAAAACCCATTGTAAATATACTCACTTCCGGGCATATCAGGAGCATCCCCATTGTCAACAGTTACCGAAAATACAGACTCATTAAGGTCAGACACAACCTGTTCATAAACTATCGTTTCCGGTGGATCAATTAAACCGAATCCAGGAACGTCCTGCTCCGGTGGTGCTATCTCATACATTGAGATTTCAACATTGTCAATGAGGATTCGACCCATTAGAGGTAATGTACTATCAGCATCATAAACAACAATATTAACCCACTGATAAGGGTTAGTTGTCGCGTGGTAATCATCCGGCCTTACTATATCGGGTTCTGACTCCGCATCTGTATTGTACTGAAGTTCCATCCCGTAAGTAAGGCCACCACTAGCAACATAAACTCTTTTCGGTGGATCGGTATCTTGATTTAATCCAACGGTGACGTAATCGCGAAGTAAGGCAAAGCTTGCAAAATCTCTACCCTTATGATTATGGAAATAAAAAGATAATTGAATAGTGAAATTTACCGCGTTAATATCTCCGGGCGGCATAAAGCCTTTAAACTCGAAATTCTGGAATGAGTTATATTGAGTAATGTAGATGTCATTTATTTTTGCAACATTAGCCGTTGGACTAATCGCTAACGGTACATACTCCGGGCTTGGAATATTCCAGTCGTAAAACTCATTTGTATCGGTATCGGTGAATCTTAACTTCCATCCCAACCATATCCAAGGAACGTTACCAATCGAGGGAGCGGCATAAACCTGAAATTTAAGATTAAAATTAGTCCCCTTGTTTTCAAAAACATTGCCCGTAATACTCCACGGCATTAAGTTGGTAGATAGTATATTATTAGCCTGATTATCTGATGTTGGTGCCCATTGGAAAAAGAATGCTGATTTAGAATTATCATTACTGGTATATTCTAATCCTGAAATAACATTAGTTTGAGCCGGGAATATCTGCCAATTTCTAAAAAATTCTGTGGCCGGATCAATATCACTAAGTTCAAATCCTCCGCTATCGGTCATGTTATTATCTTTATCCAGATTATGGATAATCTGAAACGCCCCATAATTACGACTGAACCTTAATACCTGACTCCGTTCAACCCATTGCATACGGGAAGACCCGCTAGGGAAGTCAAGGTTTTTACGTGCTGCGATAGAATCATTATCGACAAATATACCATCTTTATCAAACTCACGATAATTTAACGTGGTGTCTATGCTTTGTTCTTTTGTTCGCACCCAATACACTCCTAAAGACTGGAATAATTCAGCCCTAACAAATGGACTCAATAAGCTAGTGAGAACATAGTCACATTTTTTACCCCTGAAATTTTCAGCCCTGATAAACGTTTGATTTAATGGATCGTCTGTAACAGTTTGATCCATGTTAGTCTCAAAGATATTGACGCATGATCTTATGTTTAGTTGAAAGGGTAATTTCTTCAGGCACTCGGTAATGATTTGAAGTATCGACATATTGCCGAAATACTCATCTCCACTCATCGCAAGGAAATCCTTATTCTGAAGTTCTCCAAGTCCGTCAATAGCCTTTATCGTTATAATATAAGGCTCAAAAATATATGGCTCTTCATAAAACTCAGTAACAATATACCCTACCCACTCTAACTCAAAAGATGAACCAGTCCCGGTAATGTCTTTATACTTTTTTAGTAGGAATTGCCTGTCATAACCTATTCGTATGTCTTCAAACATATCCTCAGTTTCAACGGCTAATTCGATAGTTGCTGAAGATGGTGTAATCTGTGAATCATCGCTTGGATGATATTCCAATTCAAAAGGCTTAGCCCCGCAACAAACTTCGGTTACCGCTCCGACATAATCTCTTTCTTCTATGTCAATCCTGGATTTATACCCTCTGGGATGAACGCAATCATATTCAGCCCTCCACCGAGGCCCATAGGTAAAGTCAACATCAACAAATACCGAAACCTGATCAACGCAACCGGACGAATCTTTAGCGTAGACTATGTAATTACCAGTTGACAGGCCGGTGATAGGGCTTGAAACTCCCTCAGTGGTATAATCAAAATCATCTATTAAGGAATATTTAACCGTCCCATTGGAAGAGGTAGATGTCAACGCTATTTCACCATCTGCGGCCCCGTCCGTTGACTCATTTGTGACGGTAGCCGATGTAATTTCTAAATCACAAACAACGATAGCGCAGGAAGGATGATCAGTAGTTAAGTTATACTGAGCATAAGGCCAGTCGTTAATTGGTGTATAAGAAACAAGATCACTACTTGAGCAGTATTGATAATTGTTAAACGTTCCACTGGAAACGAGTATTCCAATTCCTAATTCAAGTCCACCTGATGGAGTACCGATAAGGCTACCACCTTCCGGAGCATCCCAAAGTTCTGCGCGAATAGCGGAACCATCGGCAATAACACGAATATACTGACCGGTTAAATAAAAGCTGCCCGATCCGTAACCGGATGTTATATAATGAACTTGAAGTGTTACGTCTGCCATTATCCTCCTGTTCGTTGACGTTCTTTACGTGCGTTTTCAAGGGCGACATACATATCGCTACCTCGCACCCTGATTTCACCACCGACTAATACTACTTGTTGGTTACTAGTACTTAGTATTGAACTCATAGACGCTTGGTTTACTGATGAGTATGAACCACGACCACCACCAGATACACCACCCCCACCTCCACCGCCACCCCTACCACTTCGACTTATCTTTGCAAACAACCCTTTAACCACACCAAAGCCAGCCGCAGCGGCTAATATTCCGGCAATACCAAACTTTGAACTATCGGCAACCATTCGCGCTAAAGTGATTTGTTGTAGTTGGTCTATCACCCCTGAGGTTATCCTGGCTAATGAGTTTAAAAGAGGTTCGCCAGATGCTATCGTTGCTGCGATAACGTCAGACATTTGAGACCCTAATGATGCCCATGCCTCACGTTGTTGCATTATAATATTAATCTGTTCTTTCTGTGCTTCGTTGGCTTCTAATGTAGCTTTTGTAATTGCCGCTTGAACTCCAGCAATGGCATTTCCTGATCCATCACCTTTAAAGTTTATTTGAGAAGTATCAAACCCTGCAACGGTAGGAGGTTCAATTTTCAATCTACCTTCAATTATTTCTCTATTCTTACTTCTTTCAATGGCCTCTTGTCTTAAAGCAAGTACTAATTTATTCTTTGCTTCTGTTTCTTTTACGGCTGCATCATAACGTTCTTTTGCTGCCTTAACCGATTCATTAAAGGCATTTAATCGTTCTTGTTTAGCCGCCTCCGCATCTGCTTCAGTGCCTTTTACCCGTACTTTTACATATCGAACCCAAAGATCAATAGCGTCAGATTGCGTTTCCCCCTCTTTTACAAGAAGTGAAACAAACTCTTTCATGTTCTTATTGATATTTGCAAAAAAGTCTGAATTACTTTGACTCGTGATCGACTTTAAAACGTCTGATATTTTCTTGAGTGATTCGGTTTCACCAAAGTTCATTAACTTCTCAAAATCTAAATCACTAATTCCCTTAACTCCTTTAGTGAATAATCTCACCTGAAGGCCAGCAAAGTTTAACCCCTGTACTAATCTGGTCATGATGTTAACCGTATCATATAAGATACCGCTATTACCCTCCCCGATGGTTTTTAAAAGTTGATCCCATGAATCTTTTAGGTTAGAAATCCTACCTCCTAAAGTTTTAGATACCGCGTCTGAAGTACCTAGCACCCCGTTTAATTGTGAATAAACATCTAAAGCCTTTTGAACTCCTTCGGCATTCTTTTCTATTTCAATATTTACACCCTTGAATGAAAGTTGAATTTTACCGTTTGACTGTTGGGCACTGATACCTATCTCTTCGATACGTTTCGTTTGTCCCACCATCAAATCCTTGAAGGCTTCAGCGGTCTGTTCAAATCCAGCCCCTAAACTTGAAGCGATGTCACCAAGTTTACCCATCCTTGAAATAGTAGGGTCTAAACCTTGATTAGCCCAGCGCACATAAGCCGCAGTAACTTCATCAACCTGAAAAGGAGTATTTTGCGCAAAGGCTTCAATATCTCTAAGTGCTTTTTGTGCCCGTGAACTGTCTCCTAATGTATTGGTTAATACAGCTTCAAACTTTTGAAACTGAGAAGTAACATCTATTATCCCTCGTCCTATTTCATAAATCCCAAATCCCGCAATAAGCGTTTTTCCTAATGATGAAACAGAATGAGAAAATGAATCTAATCTTTTATTGGTTTGAGCCAAGGTCGTATTAAACTGCGCTGCATTCGCAGTAATCTGAACGGCCATCTTTGCTAAAATACTATTTGACATTTCTTTTTATCGTTGATCCAAACCTCTTTTTAGCAAACTGCTCTAAGTCTTTAACCTTTTCAGGCGTGACCTCGTTTTTATTATCCTTGTCCCGCGGAAGTTTTATTAAATCCTGGGGAAGTACTTTCTTACTCGAATTTAGGTTTATCATTGTAGCCCACATGATACGGGTACGCTCCCAATCTTCCTCCCATTTAAATCTTTCCTTGTCCTGATCGTTTTGCAATCTCAACAAGTAAAGACCCCATTCATACCAACTCAAAGACCAAAACTCACGCGGAGAAATCCTAACCTCACTTACTGCTAACTCTAATAAGTCTTCAATACTTATGCTTGCCCCGTCTCCTTCGGGGCTTCTGAGTTTTTTGGTAGCTGCAATGAATCTCTAAACACCTCCATCGCTTTTTCAAAACCTATCTTCTCAATCAAATCACCTATACTATCTAACGTGACATTATTTTTCAACCCTTTACTTTCGTTATAGGATACGGCTGCACCATAGAAGTAATGAATTAACGCCAGTGTTACCTCATGTTCATCTGACATACTTTTGAAAAGGTCTCCAATAGTTCTACCGGAAACCTTTTGAGTGATGGCAGACGAATATATCCCGAACTTAAACCCAAACCCGTCAAACTCGAATATCATGTAGTGATTCCTTTAGTTAATGGCCCTGCAGCCGTAAACGTTGCTGAATAAGTAGTTACGTTATTCAAAGGCGCAGTGATCTCCATAGAAGTAATGATTGCATCCATCTCTAAGAAGAAGTCCCCGATAACGTCCGTTCCAAATCGTACCGTAACAGTAGTCTGATCAATAACCGCGTCCGTCAATTGATCGGCTCCGTTATTATCAAACTGGAAGATACCTCCAACGGTAAACGTAGCGTCCTGGCCTCCTAAAATGTACGTCTTTGCGCCATCGTTATCTTTACACGTTACCTCAATTTGTTCGTTGGTGATATTTACCGATGCCTCGGTAGAGCATGCTATTGCAGTCCCGTCCATGTAGACGAGAAATAAATTACCTGATACTTTTCCTGTCGTTGCCATTTTATTTTATTTAGGTTTGAAAAATTCTGTTTTAACTTTCTTCACGGGTAACCCGTCAATATATTCAACCGCTTTCCCTTCGGCTATTAATTGCTTTGCCTCTGATCGTATCTTATTAAGCACCCTCCCAACCGGGATGCGCTTACCTCGTTCAACGATGCTCTTTGTTAATCTTATGTTCATTTCAATTTCAATTCGTATTCAATCCGTATTAACCTGGGTTCTATATTATCCAGTTTCTCAAGTTTACTATCTATGGTGTTTAACTTGTCTACGATTAAAAATCCAACCACGACAAGCAATACCCAAACAATTCCTTTTATGCCGTCTAATAGTTCTTTTCTAAATCCGATGCTCATAATCTTTTATGTTTCGACTCCTTCAAATGTTGATGTCCTTGAATAAAGACCGTCACCGTCAGCCTGAACCCATCCGTCACTCGTGCCGGTCAAACTTAAAAATGTTCCATTGTTTTCTATGGCAGCGAATACCGCACTGTCTAAGGCCACGACTTCATCATAGCTTTTAGCGTAACTCGTTATATCTACTGCACTCATAAAAGAACAATCTTTCCCTACCCTTACCTTTGCCGTCTGCCTTACTGTTATGTAAGGATGTTTTTCTTTCTGTGGCACCATGACGGGGTAAACCTTATATTTATCACTTTCACTATTCAATCCTACTAAGGTTTGAACTGCTGAATTAGCAATTAATAAATCGATTACACCTGTGACCATGAACCACCGTTATTTTTAATCTTCCGTTTTGCAAATGCCATCACCTTCTTACCTAAGATATTGTTAATGTTATCGTGTAGGTTCTCTTTCATCTGATCGAAAGCCGGTTTAACAAAAGGTTTCTTAGGCATGATTCCGGTTTTTCCTCTGTCTCTGGTTCCATACTCAACTAAATGAGCATGATGTCCACGCTTTGAACCTGTCCTTTGTGGCCCTACGTTAACAACTCCTATTTCATTAGCCCTTTTGATAGATGGTTTTTCAACACCTATCGAATCGGCTAAATTTCCTGTCTTTCCCACCGGAGCGAGTAAATGAATCTTATGAACCAAAGGGATAGCGGCCTCAGCGTTTACCGTCTGCATGACCTTATGGTTAAGTTCAGCTGGTAAGCCGTTGACAAAATCTTTAATCTCCTTCAATCCTTTTATTTCAAGTCCAGACTTCATTATCAATCAGGTTCGTGACTATTGTTAAAAACCTCCTTCGCCCTTCTTCTACCGTGCTGGTGATCTCGTACACTTTTTGTTCACATACTAACCTCATCTCTACCGTAATATCATCACGGTATCGAATGATAAAATGAGTAGGTTGTGCATAGGTTACACGATCTGCCAGTGCCAACTCATTACCCCTGCTTTCCTGCTTCGATGCCGGAACGGTTGCGTCTGTCGCTATTTCTGCCCATCCCGTAATCTTATCCTCGTTACTATCACCATCTGTGATAGTCTTCTCTAAGAAAATCACCTCCCTATCAAAATGACCTATCTGCGTTTTTACGTGTAACATTTTTCAATCATTTCAACCTCCACATCAGATAAGTACTTGAATAACTTTTCTTTTTCGTATGGTTTACCAAGTGACTTGTTAAACTTCCAGATGTTCACATCGGATTTAATATCGATCACTCCTGGCGTTTCCATTGGTGGAATCATCTTATACCCTACTTTCAAACCGGCAAACTTGAATATCGAATTGTTATCCATACCCCTATTTAGGTAGTCTTTCCAAAGTGTCCAGTTTGCTTTTTCAAGAAACTCACGGCTAATAATTCGCCCCGCTCCATATGTGGAGTTGTTACTTTGAACCCGTACACAGTCACCTGTTTTTGAATCCAGGTAAGCCAAATCTTTCACGCCTATAAAACCATGTTTCAAATATGGTTTGTAGTGTGTTAAAAGTTCGTTAGTTATCAGGTCATCGCTGCCGATCTCCATCAGGTACTCAAAGTCAAACTGTTTACAATACTGTAAGCCTTTGTTTTTCTTCGCACCCAAAGGAGTATTTTCTACCATGACCCAATCAATACCGTACTTTTCACAAAGTGGAATCATTGACTCCTCGCTGATCGCTGCCACGGCCTGAACATCATAATCGGGATGAGTTCTCAATCGGTTAATGCCATTGAAACAAATCTCTGTTATATAGGGGCGTTTCCAAACAGCCAAGTAAATGAGTAGCTTAGTAGTTTGCATTCCAATCGACTTTAATAGTGTCTAACATCATTTTGGAATCCATACTCAAACGAGCTACGCTAGAAACGCCTACTACTTCATCCTGACGGTTTTCAAACATCGCCCCGATCTGGAGTAACATAGCTTGTTTAACTTGTTCCGGTAGTGGGTTATAACTGATGTCATCATATCCAGCAGTATACTCAATAGTCACCGCATTAGGACGTAACGCAGTATCGGGCCAATCTCCTAACTCACTATCTTCAAGCGGGAATAACCTTGCTAACTCGCTGTGATTATCCAACATGAAATCAGTATTTAAAACTAATGTCCCTGTCGTGAGATCGGTTTTCAGATAGGTAAAAGAATCAATACTTTGCACCGGCCCATAAGGGACTATGATTTCGCCACACGGGAAACGATCTAACATGATCCGTCTTTCCTGTGAGACAAAACTCAATCCACAATAAGCCTCGCAAAGCCTTCGCGCTGTGGTTATCAGTGAAGTAATATAATTATCCTTTGACGTACCGGTCACCTCAAGATGAGTTTTAGCCTCATCCAGTGTGATAGGTTCGCTATCAGGAATATCTATTACTCTACTGTATAAGATCATACTAATCTCTTATAACCGTTAGCACGTGATATTGCCATTAGTTTCTTTTTGTCCACGTCTGTTAAATCCAGGGCACCCCAGAACTTGATTGCCTCCTTTTCAGTGAGGTTTATCTTTTGACCTTTCACGGCTTTAACATCCTGCTTTTTGCCTCCTTCTTTTTCATCTTGTCTTACAAGGAAATTTCTCTTTGCTGTTACTAACATATTTTTTGATTTAGATTTTCTTTAAAAGAAGGGTGACCAATTAAGGCCACCCTAAACCCTCCAACAACCAATTAAGTCAATGCAGGTAGATCAGTTGCGTCCCAATCTTTACAGATGGCGAACTCTAGCGGCTGCTCTACATCAACATCCATGAATGAGTTTACAACAAAGCGAACCTTTCCACCCAAACGCTGAGTATAAGGATCGAACAGGATATCCAGGCCTCCCCAGAATCCAGCAATCAGACCTCCCCAATTGCTTGAATAAGCAATACCGCAAAGGTCAGTTTCTCCACCCTCAGAGAAGTTAGCAGGAATAATTTCAGAAGTATAGAAAGGATCGGAAGCCAACGTACCTGGACGATCAGCATTTAGAATAAAGTTTCCTTCAACTCCTGATGCCTGTTTAGGCGTGTTATATAGTGCAAACTCTCCGTAAGCATTTGTTACCCATCCTGAACGACCTACACGGGCAGCGGCTGCCTTAGTATCACGCTTCATAGAAAGTAAAGCTTGATAGGTCATGTTATTGGCAGAACCTGAACCCAAAGACAGGATATTCACTGCGGACATATTGAAGAGTCCGGTAGTCTGGTTTCCTGATCCTGAACCGTTGAATATTTGAGTATCAACGGTGATTCCATAACGCAAAGAAAGTTTTTGACGAATCCAGGGATCAATCATGAACACGGATTGATTCAACATCTGTAAAGTGATGTCAACATATCCACCAAAACGTTTAGGCGTAATGGATACGTTATCAAAAGTCGGTGTAGTCTCATCCACGTCAGCGGTTTCAGTTTCGAAAGCAAAAGCTAAATCACCTGATTCACGTGGCCATTGAACATTACCGCGCAGTCCCTGAAGGAAAGTAACGCCAAGTCTCTCTGCAATAGGCTCAGGGTTAAGATAAGGAATAACCTTGCCACCGTACTCGGTGAATACAACATCCGCGCCTTCTGTTCCAACTGTCAACGCGGAGCGCTTACCGATCTGAATGAATTTTTCAGGGATGTGAATGTTTCCGCTCAACTCAATACCGGCCTCTTTGGCCTCTTCACGTGCCATCTGGAAAACTTCGGCTTCCACTCCATCAACTTGCTTTTTGCTGTTCAATGACTGGAAAGCTTTAGAAACTTTAAATTGAGAAGCAATTTTTTTAAGTTCCTTTTCTTCGGATGCATCATCTTGCACAGCTCCTACCGCGCTGGTCTCCGTTGCAAATTTCTTCGCTGCGATGGACTTTTTACGGGCTTCAATTTTCTCAGCCAATTCAATCTCTTTATCAAGATTGGAAATTTCAGTTTCCAAATCTTTAATAGATTGAGTTTCAGCTTCACTCAAGGCTTCTTTTTCTGCCTTGCTAACAAGGGACTCGAATTTTATTTCTTTTTCGGCCCTATCCTCCTGTAACGATTTTAGTGTCTTCATTTTTTGATTTTGTTTAACATTGATTTATATAAACTAACATTCGGGTCAGGCCCAGAAAGTTCTATCTCTAATTGCGTGACGTTGGCGACCTTCTTTTCCATCAGGTCTAAAATTTCCTGCACCTTCATGCCACGCAAATCATTAAGGCTTAATTCAGGAATAGATTTTTGAACAAAAGATAAGGCGGCCATCGTATGACTCTTCATCGACCGCCTTAGGGCTGCAGGATCAGCAGGAATATTCACAATTGAAAACTCTACTAACTCCTGACCAGGGAAATTAAGTTGATAGTCTACTATTTCTCCTTTCTCATTTTTTGAATACTCTGTTTTGATTTTTCCCAAAGGATTAACGCCCACGCTAACCGCGTTAAGTGATCCCCAAAGTATCTTTCTGAAAACCTTTTCAGCGGTAGGATTGATTTCTTCCGGTTCAAAGGTAGTATCGGCTATAATTGCCCTTTTCCCTTTATAGAAATCCAGTGCCGCGGTGGCCTTGCCTAATACGTCATCAGGATTAGGGGCCACACACATATTATCACCATAAACATTATGTTGATAGCCTACTATCGGGTTTGAATTGAAGTTATCTAACGCCCAATTATCCCAATTGTAGTTGAACTTATTACGGTGGTCCTTGCCGGTAGATTCTGCCGCAATGATGAACGTAATCTTTCGCGACTCCTCTACTGTCTCCTTATCGATTTGCGCCTCAAACGCTGTTTGCGCGTATTTAATTTCTGTCATCTGCTTTGAATGTTTAAATTGAAAACTTCTGATCCGGCACCACCTAAACATTGAAGCTCAACGCCTCTTTCAATCTCAATAATATCGCGAACATTATTTCCGGTAGATGCCAGTAGTAAAGATGAGGTCGTAACCGTGGCCCCGTCACCGGTAAAGTTTACAGCAGTACCTGAGATCATCGTGATATAAGCCAATCCATACTGACCCTCTAAAACTGCATCACAGTCAATCGTGTTTATAGAAGTTCCTGTAACGGTTATCTTCTGTGTCTTACTTGCTAGTGTTACTGTTGCCATTAGTTTAATACTTTATGACCGTTCATACTTGGGACGGTCGGTAATACTTTATTTGAATAAAAATCTCTGAGCATGTCAGCCGGTGCCATGCCGGATTGAACTAAGAACTCATCCCCACCCTCATAGGCGTTAAGATCTTCCAGGTTACGGGCTTCATTTCTGTTCATGATGCCTGAATTAACCATCGACTGATAAAAAGCCTGACGGGCGGCCAAATCACCACGTAACAACCCGTTAAGGTTGAATTTTACATAGGTGTTTTTCTTTTCGCGCTCAGTGAAAAGTTTCATGTTGCATTCCTGCTCTATTACTCTAATAATTGGAGTAATAGTATGCTTTGCGAAAATCAAATCACTTTCCTCTGAGTTCTTCCATGTGGCCCGTTGATAATCTTGAAGGAAAATAGGAGGGACGCGGAAGATGCTGGCAATCTTTTGGTCTGTCATTGCCTCGCTCTGGATATATTGAACTTCGTTAGGGTTCATCATGATAGGCTGGAATGACCACTTACCGGAAAGCACCGGAGTACGTCCATTTTCTAAATCCTGACCCCATGACTTTTGATTTTCGGCCTTTGTTTCAGGTCTCATTTCGCCCTCATAGCTGAGGATTCCGGGAGGTTTCTTACCGATAGCCATTGAAGAGTATTTATCCTGCTTCATGGCTTTACCCATTGTTATCATGTTCTGAGTGATCGGACTAATGCCTACCAATCCATCCAATGAGAACCAACGGAAATGCAGAACATCTGAGGAGCGATATATTAAGCCACGGATTTTATAAAATGCCTCCCCTTCAACGACTTTTACATCCCAATCTCCCGGCATGATGATTTCAAACGACATTGGTTGATTGAATCCATCGCGATTAATCGCTAAAATAGAGTTGCCCCATGAATCAGAATGAATCATGGAAGTCATGAACATATTTGCCGAACTCATATACGAGTTTGGCTGATGGGCTAAAGGATAATAGGCTGCATGATCTGTTAAAACTCTCTTTTGCCCGTCTTTACCTTCTTTAATGACGTTTACAGGTAGTGCCGCGATAGTTTGCGCCCTGACGTTTATGCATGAGTAAACCGTGGCTATCTGGTGTGCCTTTCTTTCGTTTACCCGCTCATTAGAATATTCGTCCAGTTCCCCGAAAATTTGGGAATAGGCTTGCGTGCCTTTAAGGTCAAACGTTAACGCTGACTTAGAGGTAGTCCAGATATTACGATTCCACCACTCTTGGAATTTTGCCAAATTGTAGGGGTTTACACCACAATAGTACGATTCCTTTTTTGGTAAATATTCCTAAAATGGATTAATAATATTAAGTTTCTTAAAATAAGAAGCCCGACTCTTTTTAAGAATCGGGCCAGAAATTTCTTTTTTCCGGTTCTGCCAGTTATCCGGTGGTCTTAAGCAGTTGTGCAATATTACACAATAAAAACGAGTTTACCAAATAATTATGATTTTTTCCTCTTTTTCCTGTCCTGCGACCGGCTGGCCTGATATGAATTAAGGTTACTGTAAGGCGTGAACCCGCATGCATTTTCAAAGTCTGTTTTAGCCTTCTCAAAAGCCTGTTCATGACTATTGCCCGAAAGATGTCTTTCAAAGTCCTCAGTAAAACGGTCGATCAGGCGTTTACTCATCTAGTATACTTATGATAAAAAGTTTGAGCAACAATCCCCAGTTTCCAGAGTACCCATATAACAGGCTTCCAAAACTTAAAATTATATCGGTCGTAAAGGTTACGGCTCCCTATGGGTGAGGTTTGAACCAACCTAATAACATGATCTTTACGGTCTCCAAGGTCATTTAGGTTAAAGCTTGCCGGTTCCGAAAGGATCTCTTTGGCGTACTTTTTATCGATCATACCCTCCCTGATCTGTGCTGACAGATACGTCCTGCGCTTGTCTATACCAAACTTTAACGGTAGAAGATAATTTCCCACAAAGGCAGTGTAAATGTTCTCATTGTGCTTTCCACCATAGTCTTTCCAACCGATAGCATGCAAATAGTTTAAAATAGGCTTCCTGTCAAAATACGGGAAGTAGTGAAATGGCCTCACCTGTTTGATTCCCAAAAGCCCCGACTTAATCTGATCCCAAAACGTGTAAAGCGGGTAATTTTTCAACTCGTGGCCGGTTTCTTTTTTATATACGGATTGCACATATTTAGCATCCATGTAAGACCATGCAGAAGGCGAACTCCCTTCCCTGGCGAAGTCGTGACCGTTCAAAATGTATTTGATTTTATGATCTTTGGCAGCTAAGTACATAAGCTTTGCCATAGCGATGTCGTTAGGAATGTCAGCATCTTGTACCCCTGCCATCAGAAAAGCATCACAAAGGCGGTTATATTCAGCCTGATCGATAAAGTATTCAATGAAGTTCACATTTAGCTTTTCAGTAAGTACCCGGATATTATTATCGGCCTCCGGTCTATTGGTCCTGTTATTGAAATGGATAACCAAAGGCCGTAATTGCCAAACTTTGACCGCCATGTAAAGCATAACACTTGAATCTTCCCCGCCTGAAATCCCTATCAGACAATCGTATTGCTTATTTACACCTGACTCTTTGATGTCTTTCAAAATTTCGTCCCAATCTTCCACATGAGCCGCCATTTTTAATTTATCCTGAAGTCTGCAATACTCGCAAATTCCATCTTCATGGATAATAGCTATGTCATCCGTAAATAAGCATTTTCGGCATTCTATCAGGTTACCTAATTGTGCTGTTAAACTGGCTTTTGTGGTTGCGGTCATAAAATTGGGGTTTGGTTTACAAAATTTATCAAATCTTTTGAAATATCCGAATTGTCGACATGACGGTTTTCATATTCTATCATCACATGGTTGCAAATGTCATCCACGTTTGACCATTTAAGGCTATGGGGTAAGTTCCCGTTAAATACTGACCTCCGACCCATCATACCCATCTCCAAATTAGTATTGGGGCAACCATCAAAAGTAGTCAGGCGCAAATTGATGAAGCACTTTTTATAGTTCTCAATAAGTTCGAATTTATTAAACCGGTTCCACGTGGAACGAATGACTTTTAATCCGGTTCGTTCTTTGATCTCTTCGATCATGTTTTCCCCATAATATTCCTTTGATTCTGGTGACTCGTCTGAAGTATAAAAGTAGATGTAATTTCCCCTTTTCCAGTTCTTTAATCCATCGCTTACCGTGGCATGAATTGGGGCATATTCGTTCCTGATATTGAAACTATGTAAGCTTTCCTTGATCCAATGGCTTATACTGTAATGTTTAGCTACCCGTAAATTTATCTTTTCAGCATCTACTTGCTTTGCGTCCATACCCTGCCAGACTACCGTAAGCGGCCCTTTGTGATTTGTGTAAACATCATAGTCTTCTGGTCGGTACATTCCGAAAATGACCAAAGGCTGAAAGCTGTCAAGGTAGGGAGTGAGTTTATACTTACCCATAAAGTCCAAACCAGCTAAACTTTGACTTATATATCCTTGCATATCAATTTAGCTTCTGGAAAGTTAATTTCTGCCCAATTTTCAGCGTTTTCTATACGTTTTGATGGCAAAATACCGTTATAATGGCTCAAAAAATTGTGTTTATTGGGCCATAAATCCGTGGAAATACTCACTGATTGAGCGTTTATTTCAACCGTGGCAATCTTACCCCCTGCCCGTTCTACCCGTTGAATCATGGAATAATCCATTGAATTATCAAGTTTTGGATCAAAAGGGCTGTGATTGATTCGGTTTAATATCCTTTTACTGATTAACCTACCTATCCCGATGCTTTCTCCCTCACGCCTACCTACATACCCTGGCCAATAGCATGCTTTCATCTCTTTCCCTAAGTGTAAAAAGTTACATCCTGCAGTACCAACTAAGTCATTATCTTTTAAATGTGGCCTCATTTCGCCTATCCAGTTATCCCCGATCCAATCTGAAGAACCAACAAACAAACAAGCATCATGGTAATAGTCTTTTGCTCTAAAAAATGCAGCGTTCCACTTTGCGCCCAAAGGTTTATTTTGATGGCTTACCCACACCGCCCCAAGTGATTTGCAAAGCGTATGTTCCCGCGCTCCATCACCCACACAGATGACTTTATATACTCCGTTTTTCTCATATAATCTTTTGATAGTTTGCTCCAATAACGGGAGTCTCCCATGTACCGGAATACAGGCGATTACTAAAAATGGATTGGCCGTACCTGAATCGTCATTCAAATCTACCATGATTCTATCTTTTGGTCTTCGCCATGTTTTAAAGCCTCTATACTCTTAAACTGTGCCAGCGCATGGATAGCCGCACTGATCCCGGAAATGCGGCCACGTTGCCTTTCTAGCATAATATCATTTCCCTTCCTGATCACCACGCAATTACTATTCATCCACTCGATGACAGGGTTATTAAAATGCTCTATCTTTCTGGCTGTGGCCAACGCCTCCCATTCTTTTGTGGGTTCACTCAGTCCCTTGTAACTCTGACTTATAGGGTTAGCCGTTACTCCATTTCGGACCAAAGACTGGAGTACATCATTGTTCTGAATGTTGATATTAAAAGCCATCGAGTGAATATAATAAGCCTTTATT